CTCTGATGTCCACGCCCTCTTTCCGCAAGCGCTGTGCTATATGATCGCCGATCCCAAGCTGAACCATCTGGTTCAGCATAGGTTCGACGGCTATAGTTCTATCAGTTTTTGCAGACTTTGGGACGAAATCGATCCTTCCAGGATGAACCTGGACAGGAACGACGATGCTATCTCCACTCGGGCTTGCGCCCGACCAGAGTGGCATCTCGGCTAAGAGATCACTTACGTATCTCTCAGCTTCTCCGCTACAAGCGAACACCTGTGAAAGCTTACGCCTTACAGATGCATCTTTCTTTTTGACCTGTGTGGTCGCCCCTGGGCCGAAGCGTAGTTTTAGCGCATCGAGACTAGGAAGATCTCCAAGGATCGTACTGATTTTACGCTGGGCACGGTACAAAACCGACTCAACGTCAAGAGGAAAATAAAATCCCCCTTGAAAGTACTTCCTGAAGATCTCATTTGTCTCTTTGCACAAAGCTTCGGCCTTTACGGCTGCATCCCAAGCTACCTTTCGAGTATCAATACCTATGTCAATATCCGCTCGCTTTTGAAAGAAAGCTAAGATCTGGCGCAGGTGTTTAACCTCGGCGCTGGTAAGAGTTTCCTCTACACCAGCTTCAGTAACCCAAGAGTAGCGCAGCTCGTACTGGCACAACCCGGAGACGTCACGGTTCCTTACTAGGAGCCCGACCTCACTAGGTTGTCCCTGGTCGCAGTTTATCTGTGCCAGGTGCCATTCAGAGAGGAGAAAGAGAACCTCATTGCTCAAACTCGTGTTCGAGACCTGATCCCATCGCGTAAACCGCATAATCTTTCCTTAAGTGGAAAAGAAGGGTACCTCTATGTAGAGAGCTATTGCTAGCCCCCGTCCTTCGAGGCAGAAATCAAGTTCTAGATCAGTTAGGTCGGAGCGACCAGCTGATCAACGAGCTCAGGCAAAGGACCAGTCGTCGTCGGCGTTACAGTGGTAGTGATACCATTTGCAATGTTGACGGCCAACTGTCGCGCAAGCCGGCGACCCGTGATATCCGAACGTTGATGCGAGAACCCCTGGAAAACCATGGTATTTTCGTAAGCAACTTTCGGAGCCGCGGTATAGCCAGCTGCGTTCTGGTTCGTGACAGTCTCCATAACGGGAACGGTCACACGCAGCTCCTCCTTGTACACACCACTTTTAAGCGTTTGCAATGTAAGAATTGCGCGCACCTGGGCGTATACAGGAACAGAAGCGAGCATCTCACGGTATTCGGCCACCACTTTGTCCGCAGAACGCGTGACAGAGATCGGGACCAAAGTGTGAGATACCGGGGTAGCAGCCCCATCGAAGGCGACGAGGTTAGCAATGGCAGACATGTAGTCTCCTGTAAAAAAGGATAAACCGGAATAGCTTTAAGCTAGGAATGAATAACTCCATCCCAACCCTTAAAGATTTTACCGGAAGATGTTGGTGGCTTATAAGACGACTTCCCACTTCCGTGGGTTGCTATCAAAAGAGCCACCGCGTTGGCACAGTGTTTCCACGAAGCTATTTTATCCAAAGTTTTAAAGTTTGGTAAAGGAACCTGCAGACTGGTAGATACCGTACGATCAACAGTGATAGTTCGATAAAAGCCGCGCGGTTGCGCGGTATATATCGTTTTAACAATGCCGTTGTCGGTATTCTTAAGTCCATCGGCTTCCCCGAAAATTCGGACAGTCTTAGTGGTGACAAATGTACCCGTCAAAGCACTAGCTAAAGAACGGGCCGCAAGGTAGTTCCCGATAGGTATAAACCAATCGGCAACAAAGGAAAAGGGAGTTAACTCCCAAGCCACACTTGCGGGGTCCAACAAACCCGAGAGCTGGTAAGGATTGACTTCCGTTAACTTAGCGATCAACTGCCCGGTGGTTTTGCCATCGAAGTAGAAGTTCGTATAGTTATCCGGATTGTCGCACTTTGCCCATTTCTTCTTGGTTCGGACCTTGTAGGTCTGCACCATAGGGAAATTCAGGAGTTTACCGAGGAACTCGGCACCCCCCTGGACATCCTTTATAAGTGGCAACCATCCATACTGAAGCTCTAACCATAGTTTGGCCGGACTCTTTTTGAGAGAAGGGTCAAATTTAAGAAAAGGACTCTTAACGAGTCCCTTTGACTTTGTAGTCGCTAGGGCAGCAGCAGCACCAATAATGTTACCTTGCTTTACGAGGGAGTAGGCTTTAAAGAGTTTCGTTGCATTTCCCGCTATCATCGAGAGTGCTTCTCGGCCTTCGCCGAGAAAAACACCCATGTTGAAATCGGAACCTGCAACTTTCTCTCGAAGCTTCCCAATTAGGGCAATGTCATCATTATTGGACCATCCTGGGTTGACCATGGCTCTAAACATTAAACTCGGAACCACCACTCGTACGTCTTGCTCAGAGAGCGAGCCGTATTCGTAGCGGTCCCAAGCAAATGAATTGCCGCGCTCCATTAGGATGGAACAGCTATAAGGATGATCTTCTTTAACAGATGACCGGACGGGTTTGTCAACCCGTTCCTTCACAGTGTGCCACTTCCCACCATAGAGAAACCGGTACTTTTGGTACACGGGTTTTGTGGTTGGGAAATCACCTCCTATCCAGGTCTTGTTATAATGAGCACCAGATAGAGGGTATGACTCATTTACGTACCAGCCTTGCGGCTGTATAAGTGCGTAGGTATGAGTCGGAACACGGTCATCGTCATCGATAGACCCGACTGTCATAGAACACTCCGGCTTTTTAGACCGGTTTGAGGGCGATCCAAAAGATCGTTCTCGGGGCTCCAACAAGGAGCCCCAGATTGGTCATCTCCTGTCATTCTTCCTTCTCCTTTCCGTCAGACCCATAGGGTCTGACGAGATCCCACCATCGAACCACGTACGGAGTACGCGGAACGATGCCGGAACTCGATCCCCCGCCCTTGTAGGGCGAGAGATCAGAAGGGAGGGAAGAGTCTCCCTCCATTCGTTCCATGTCTTCTGATAATCCTGTGCCATGACTTCGTTGCTCAGACTGTAGAGTTTTCTCTGCAGCCCGAAAAAACGAAAGATCTTGGCTAGCATCATCATGGACATGGTCGTAGAGGGGGAGATTTCCTGACTTGTACTTATGCTCCATAACCTCCAGACCCGGGGCGAGGAAGACAGTGCCAGTTGCGAGGGTACCAATGGTACCTCCGCATAAGACACAGACCCTCCTCTGTACCGAGACCTGAAAGGAATTCGACATAAGACACCTC